ACACTGATATGAATAATTGCTCTTGCAAATGGATCTAACAAATGATGTAACTCTTCAGGATCAAAATTTGCATTAAAATTTGTATGAAATCCAATTATTAGATCACTAGCGTTTGGATGTTTTGCAAGTAATTTTAAAAAGTGGAAGAACTGCTTTTGATTTAAAACCTCTCCTCCTGCAAACTCTACTTTTTCTAAACCTATAGCATATTCACATAAATCTGTCACTATTTCTTCGACTTGATCTAATGTAATTTCTAACTCGCCTTTATCGTCATCCCCATCTCTATGTTCTGTTCTTAACAATTGCTTTAAATCATGAATCTTAACCTCATCGTCAGGAACATAATGCTTTAACTTACTGACCCATCCACTAGAGTAAACTGTGCTACAATGCCTACAAGCCATATTACAGCTATTACTAAACCTAACTTCAACATGCTTTAGTCCTCTAGGCCAGCTTTCACCCGGTTCAGTAGTTTTATCTTGATCGCCAATATAAAAAGGATCACCTACATATAAACTTAAATCTACAGGATAATCTTGACGCATTGAAGCACTGCCAATCCTTTCTGGCTCTTTACATAAATGGCATCCTCTACTCCATTCACCGCTCATCATTTCAAGACGATGTTTCCTAAAATTTTCATGATTAAAAATTTCACTAGGCTTTATAGTCTGTGACATTTTTACAAATTGTTCAGGCTGTTGAGGACAGCTAGTTACAAATCCATTTTTATAATTAATTCCATGTAAGGTAAAATAACAATGAATAGGAGATTTATTTTCCATTAAAAATATCCTTCATTTCAGGAAAAGTTTTATAAAAATCTAAACCTCTATATTGATCTAATTTTTCTAAATATTCTTTCATTTCAGGTAATCGCATACTCCAATCTTCGCTTTCCATAAATTTAAGCATACCTTCTAATCTATCTAATCCATACCCGGCTTTAAGCCATTTATCTTTTGTAACTTTGCCTTTATGCCATTCAGGAACACCAAGTTCCCAGTTTTCTTCCCACCATGGATAAAATTCCTCGAACTTACGACGACATTCTGCTTTAAACCATCTTGGCAATACTTTAACATTTAGATGGGGAGGATGATAAACAAAATGATAGTTTATGCCGCCTGCACCGAATGGAAACATATTAACTTTTTTAAATCCTTGTGTTAATTTCCATTTTAAAAAGTCTGGGAGATAGTAAATGTTTAATGCTTGGACAGCGCAAGCTATAGTAACTTCAACATTATCACTAGTTTCCTTATCTAATATATGAAATACTTCATTAGTGCGTTCCCATTTACTAGGGTAACGAATATACTCATTCATTTCACCAATACTATCAACACTATAATGATATCTGACAATCTTAAAATGCTTCCATAAATCAAACAAGTCATCTCGCCATTCTACACCATTACTGTTGTATCTAATTTCTAAATTCTTAGCATGGCCTTGCCTAATAACTTCTTCAAGTATAGCATAGTGTTCTTCAATAATCAAGCTTTCTCCGCCGGCAAAATATAACTGCTGCATATGCGGAATTTGCTCATAGAACTGATCCCAAAAAACTGGGTTATTTTTATGCCAATTATAGCTAGAGCCGTTAATACTACCTTTATTATTCCACTGCCAAGTTTCTTTTAAACTCTTATTTTCTAACTGAGGATAAACAGCTTGCCATTCTTTAATCCACCCTGAGCTATCATGTGGACTGCACATTACACAAGCTAATTGACATTTTGTTCCAAAGCGCAGGTCAATGTAACTAACCTTAGGAGGAATACTACCATCAGCAGCAGTATCGGCCATAAGCTGTTCAACACTAATACGCTCACTCCAGTATTTTGTTTCCCACTGACGCTTACTGTTATGACCAGCACGCTCTTCTACATAGCATTTTTTACAACTAGGAGGCTCTTCACCATTCATCATTTGCAGCCTTACATTCTTCATGTATGTGCTATTCCAGCTAGATAGAAAATCAGCTACATTTAAATTACTAGGTTTACCATCTTCATCCTTAAGCACGCCAATCATGCCACCATGACTTTTATCATTAGTAGGTCCAACACTACTGGCATTAGCAGTGCAACATACTCTCATACTCCCATCTGGTCTTGTAGATAAATGTATCCAAGGAAGTATACAAAAAGTTTTAGATGGTGCTGTCATTATTTTTTCTCATTAAAAGTTATTTCATTCATACTAGCTTGATTAAATGAGCAAGTAATAAGACAAATACCCAAATGTTTAGGGTGCAACGGATCCCAACTTTTTTCAAGCACTCCATCAAACCATTCGTTGCTTAGAATCTCGTCCATAGATTTAAACTTCAAACTATTCCAATTTTCTCCATAATTTAATTTATTCTTTACCTCATTATTTTTAAAACGATAAGTCCACAAAAAACAACAAGGCCAAAGAGTTTGATCAGAAGCTATATAAACTTCTTTTTCGTGAACAAATTTACATTTTATTGTTTTAGAAGCTTCTTCAATCAATCTTTGATTTTGGCTCATTTCTAACTATCCTTTCGATCATTTTTACAGTGGATGCATTTTTATGTCGAAATTCTCCAGACGATCTATAACTTCTAAATTCTGTAACTCCTTTTTTAACACGAACTTTTTTTGTGAACCCTATAGAATTTCCTACTCCTGTTCTAGTAGCGAATTTCATACCTAGTTTTTCTGCATGGTTTTTAGCTAACTCTAATTCGTGTAAATTATAATCAAACACATTATACATCCAAGTTGCCTTAGCAAACTTTTGTTTCCCCTGTTTACCGCCTTCCATATAATTTATCATATTTTTGATAATAATATCAAAATTTGAGTTAATTCTGTAAAAATGATTAGTTTCTGCATAACCATCTACACAAAACCAAACATTTACATTATTTGTATCGGAAGATAATTTACCTAAATCATACCAAAATTTAGAAGTTTGTAAGCTAGCATTAGAATTTATTTCTACAAACGCATCATTATCTATTAAGTATTTTACTATTTTATAGCAATCTTTGTTTATAACCGGTTCACCAAGAGCTCCGCATAGTAAAAATCGTCTGTTTTTAATGAATAATTTTTTTGGAAAAATGCGTTTAATATCATCAAACGATATATTAGTTAATTCATATCTACCTTCATTTTTTGTTCTATGGCATAAGGGACAAGCTAGATTGCACAAACTTGAAATTTCTAACTCTATTGATTTTAAATCGAAACTATTCATTTAAATTGCTCCGAAAAGGCGTCATATTTAGTTCCACAAGTTTTAGCACAGATAGATAACTTACCATCTGCGCAAGACGGTTTATTCCAACTATCAGGAATAAGCTTTTGAAAAAACAATCCATCTACAATTTCTTGCAAAGAATTATGAATAGCATTTAGTTTTTCTTTACCAATTTGATCTATTAGCTTCCATATTTGTGTTGATTTCGGAGTATGATACCAAACATACATTTGTCCTGCTGTCCAACAACAAGGTTGAACTATTCCCTCTGCACTGATATATAAGCTTTTTTCTTCAGACACCTTACATCTAATAATTGCTTCATCCCAAACTTTTTCGATTGACTTTTTCTTGTTTACATCTTTGGTGAAAAATTGAGGATATATTTTAATGTCTTCTACTTTACTAGGTATAAATTTTATTCCTTCACTTCCTTTAGCAAATTTGCTAATTTCATCTAAAACACTATTACGATACTTTAAATTTTTAGGAGCTTGTAATAACGCTGTAGAGAGACCTTTCCGGTTGCCAGCTTGATGCATTTCTTTAGTAACGCCACTGGCATTACTAAAAAACCTCGCTGATTTTTTATATTGAAACCGTTCAAAACCCATGGTTGTGGCTAAAGATTCGGCTTGTTCTACCTGATGCTCGTTATGAGCAAAAACAATATAATCCCATCGAGCACGGCCACCAGCATTGATAAATGCCTGTGCGTTTTCCATTATCTTAGACCATTTGGTATTTTGTCTATAGAGATGATTGGTATCTTCAAGCCCGTCAAGACTGAATACCACATATCCTTTACGACCTATGGCCGCGGCCAACTCCGCCCACCATTCGGGCCTCTTCGCTGACCCATTGGTATGCATACTCAGCATCATCTTAGGGTTATGCTCTCTAAAATACTCAAAAGTTTCTAGCGTATCTCGAGCAGCAATAGGATCCCCGTAGTTTCCACACATATACATTCTTTCTAATTGTGCAATAAACTCGGGCTTAAAGATTCGTTTAATATCATCGATAGATAATTCTGTTCCAGGTAGTTGAGGATTATCCTCTCCCCCATTTATATTTCGAGCACACATAGGGCAGGCTGCATTACAAGCATCTGTCATTTCTAGATGTATTGTTTTTATTTCATCATATCTATATAACATTATTCTAACACAAGCTTAATATCTTTTGCAGGGCCAGCAAGACTAGGTAAATCTCCGTATTGCTCAATATAATCTTTTATAACTACCTTATACCAATTCTGACTGTTATGATAAGCCTGAGCATTATATTTGTAAATATTGTTATTAGTAGCTTCCATGACACTAAGCGCACGAGCAGCTTCTTTTTGTAAACCTCGAAGTTCCATCTTATCTAAGTCAATCATAAACGACCTATTAACATAACACGTTTATAACCTTTAAGTTGCAACTCTCCTTCGTATAAGATTTCTTTCATAGGAAACTTTTTCTTCATATGATCTATACTATAAACGCAATTTACATGTTCATGCATTTCAAATAAGTTATTACTTTGAATAGCTACTATCGGAGCAGTTTCGAGAATTTTAAATCTTATTTGATGAAACCATTCTTCAGACATATGTTCAGCACTAGTATTTACAATTAAATTAGGCAAAAATTTTTCGGTAAATTTTGAGCCATCTTTAAAATTCTCAACCGTCCACTCATAACCATTTTGATGCAAAACTAACTCATTAATATCAGCATTTACACTTTTAACCTTATAATTTTCTAAATTACTTAAATTAAAAATATAATCACTTATTTCACAGGCTAATTTATCTAATTCAACATTTCTAACTTTAGAATAAGTCATCTTTGACGAGTATATAATTCTTAACTGGCCAAACCAACCACCAAAGATAGCCACATTAGGAAAATGCTTAGAAATTTTAGAAAGTTCTTCAACTAGCCATATTTTACTCTTAATTTGGCTTCTGCTAAAAGCATCGTTTAAAACATCCCTGTCGTAGTCTGATTTAATGTAAGTATTAATACCCCTAAAGATTTTATCTTGTAAGAACTGCTTATCTAACATCGACAAATAGCTTTTAATAAAATCATCCTTATAATTGCTAGAATTGGTCACCCTAGATATTGCCATAGATAAAGATGCCATAGAGTTATAATCTTCTTGAGTAACTTTTCCTAAAAAATGTAATAAAGATTTATAATAATCTAATCTTGTTTCGGCTTTTTTATAACCATGAATAATATCTAATATGTCAACATTTAAATTCTCTACTTTAGGTATTAAGTCTAATAAAATTTGATACCTATTATCTAAACTTTCATCTTTTTTAATTTCAAATGCTAACCAAGAATTTACACCTTGTTCTACCTTCCCCAAATACTGCAATAAGCTTTTTAAACATCCTTCTTTATTCGTCGACTTGAGTATTGAATATATTAAATCTTTTTGTTCTTGTTTTGAAACTTTTTTACCTAAATAATGTACAACTACTCTAAACAAAGAATAAAAATCCTTAGACTTAGTTACTCCAAATATTAAATCTTTTTCATCTTTTTCAATCTGAGCTAAATTACCTATATACTTTAGTAAAGTTTTATAAGATAATTCATTACCGGTAGACTTTATCAAAGCAAATATAAAATCTTTTTCATTTTCCGCAAAGTCACCAACTTTACCTACATATTGCAATAGAACCTTAAACACAAATTCATCATTACTCGTTGCTTTTGTCAATGCAAATATAAAATCTTTCGTATCAATATTATCTACATTTTTTCCGATATATTTTAAAGCTTCATTTTTAAGTTCAACAGATGAATTTACTTTTAATACAGCGAAAATAAAGTCTTTTACATTTTGGTTAATAACAACTGATTTTCCTAAATAATGAAGTAAAGACTCCTTAAAATCTTCTAGCATTTCCGCCTTAACTGCACCATGCATTAGATCTGCCAAATTAATATTAGACATATCTCCTCCAAAATCTTGAAGAAAAATCTTTATAGTTTCTTCTTCCGGATTTGAAAAATCAATTACTCTACTTAAAGAATGAACAGTTTGAGACATCCTGTCATAGTTTAAATATTTTAAATATTCTTCTATTCCTAATAAAAATTCTGATTCACCTGAGCTTTCAGCCATAAATTTCCTCGTATTTTTCTTTTAACCAATCAAAATCATTAATTTTTTTCAATTTCTCTAAGTTTCCTCTATGCAGCATACCGTATTTTTTACCTTCCTTGGCTCCTGCTATAGAAAATTCACCAAAAGGCCTATCAAGTCCTCTACTACACCAAACATCTAATCTTTGATTAGTTTCGTCGTCCTTTTGCCTATCAATTACTTTACTACCCAATTTGCAACATTCCCTAAAAGCGCTCTTCCATGTATTGAATTCATCAGTATTAAAAGAAGTAATATTACTTACTTCCATTACAGGTTTAAATTTTTCACTTATACTGGTAGTCATATCGGGTTTAGAAAGATCCATATTAACAGTCATTATACGAGGAAGAAGTTTAACACCACCATTTCCATATATTAAATCATTAACAGGATTTTTACTCCTACATACATACACAGTATCTCTGATCCGAGTCATATAGTCAAAATAAAATGTATCAGAGATAATTGCATCTCCATCAACTACCCAAAACATTTCAGTTTGACACTGTTTAGCAGCAGCTATATGTGCCTGATGAATTCCTTTAACTCCATGTATTCTTTTAGCTGTAGGGAACCTTTGTAGCAAATTATTCCAATTCTCCTCAGCATTTTCTTCCTGATAACTTATAAAAACTATATCAAACATTTTCAATCACCCAATCATTTGCCATTCTAGGAGGGTTAGTATACAACTCTTTAAAAAACTTGCTTAAATTAGGATCTAAATAATTAGAACTAGTAGCAATGTCTAAATTATCTTTTAAACTTTTCCCTAACCTTCCTATTTCTAAAATTAACTTTTTTTCAGTTTTGGGAGCTAGATCATTAAAAAGATCATTTAAGTAAGTAAATGTCCTTACATTTAAAAAATCCCAATTTTCTAACATAGTCATATGACACCCTAAACGTGCTCCATATATAGCCCATAATCCATTCTTCACATCACTACCTACATTTAACCAAGTAAGCAACCGATGATAATTTTTCCAATGAATTTGTTTGTTAAAAGGCTTATTTAGATCAGGCTTAGATCCCTCAAGCAGACACATTTTTACACCTTCTCTAAATCCAGCTCTCCAAGCTTGCCGAGGACTATCATTATTATATACCCAACTCATCCAATTTTTCATTTGAAGATATTTTATTTCCCAACAGAAATCAACTTGAGTTTTTCCGTTTTCTGATTCTGCGTTTTCGTGTGTTTTCATATCTAGTATAAGTTGTGTATGCCAATTTTTAATACTGCCATTTCCATAAATTAAACCATTTACTACATTGTAAGCTGGAAATGATAAAACACATTTAGACAAATCTGCATGATCATGAAATTCGATTACTTGATCTATCAACTCATGCTTAACTATATTATCTCCGTCAACAATGGTTACACGTTCAGTTTCTGCTAACTTTGCACATGCCTTATGAGCACTATCGCTACCATGAACTCCATCTACCCGTTTTGCCCAAGGAAATTTTTTTTTGAGATCGGCATAATTTTTTTCCTTATTAGGCTCATCATAGCTTAAAAAAATTAAATCGTTATCTATTATTTTAACTTTTTTTGTCATAAAATAGCCCGTAAGACTCAAATTCTCCAGATGTTACCACAATTTCAGAATCGGCATTAAATTTATAAGGAAATTTAATACCTCTAATAAGTTGACTCATTTTACAAGAAAACTCTTTACAAATAAAATTTAGGTTATTCTTTTTAACAATGTAAAATTGATAAATTTTTTTATTATTTAATGCAAAAGTTTTTTCAAAATTATGCAATTGAAATTTTAAATTCGATTTTTGAATTTGAATCGTGCATCGAGCTTGTTTAAAATCTTTAACTATAACAAAATTATAATTATTTTTAACTATTATATCTTTTTGCTCTAAATGCACTTGATCAGATATCTTAACCTTAAAATTTTTAATTTCCTTTTTACTTTCTACAAAATCAATTACAAATTTTTCAGAAACTTGAATAAAATTACCTTCAGTTAGTTTTTCATTAGTTAAAGAAATAATATCGCCATCATCACTATAATACAAATAAAAATTATTTGGTGATAAAACTAATGGAGGTAGCTCAATTACTCTGTAATTCATGTATTATCCTTTAACATGTTAATAATATCTTCGGTTAAAAAACTATCTTCAATATAATGAAATAACCCACTCTGTATGAAATTACCGACAGATAATTTAAAATCATCGTTTAAATAGCTTATTACATACCTTTGCCAACTATCTACATCTGAAACGCCCCAACCTTGAACTCCAGGTTTCATATGAGTAAAAGATAAAATTTTATTAACAGGAATTCCTAGAATCTTAGTAGCTATAGATGCGCTTACATCCATACTACAAAATTTTTGTTTAGACATTGGAGCAAATAACGAATAAAACCTGTCATGATCTTTCATAATACACTCGATCCATCTAAAAAATTCAAAAGATTTTTTACCTTTTTTAAAATAAAAAAATCCACAGTAGATATCTGGAAGATCATTATCAGCGAATGTTTTCCTATAAGGATTATTAATCTTTTCTACTTTAGAACCTTTATAATTATAAACTGTAGAAGTTAAAACTATATCATTCCCATCTAACCAATACCACAAATGATCATTACTTTCTAACAATAACATATCAGAATCATACACTAGTGTTTCTTTAAACGGACTACAATGAATAATCTTCCATCTATTTTCTACTTTCCAGTCTGACTTTTCAGCCATATCCCCCCATGGAAATTTCACTATGTGATCAAAAACATTAATATATTCTAAAGGAACTGGGTCATTAGTAACAAGGCAAACTTCATTAATAGTATTAAATTTCTTTATACTCAAAGCTAAAGCATAAGCCTGTCTAATATAATCTATATTAGAATTTTGTGCAAAAATTAGATGACCTTTACTCATTTATCACTCGCAAAATACTATTTTTATTCATTACATGAACATCCAAATTAGTTATTGACGCAGGTTGAAGCTTATTATCTACTGTATTTGTGAGTAAAAAATTAATTTTTGATCCTTTGACTTCAATTAAAGTATCCTTATCAATAGTATAACAAATTTTTCCCGGAATAAATCCAAATGTTTTACTTACTTTGTGGTTAAAAAGTAGATGAATAGCTATACTAAAAGCAAAATCGTTTCGAAATTTAGGTTCCTTAATTTGATATAATGAACAAAAGTAACTCCAATTGTTTCTTATATATTCGACTATGCTAAAAAAAATCTTATTTAAAGGTGTTTTTTTAAAATAAAATACAGTAGCCCAATAAAATTTTATCGAAAAAGGATTTATATCAACAAATTCATTCAAGCGTCTATTTTCTGCAAGATCAAAGCTACTTTTAAACACTAAAAAGTCTTTATCCATGTCAAAACAAAGATTAAGATGATTGCTTGAAATAAGGTAATCTGCATCTACTACTAAAGTTTGATCATAAGGAGATAAATCGTAAGCTTGACATCTAGTAAAATTTAGCCATTGGATGTTTGTAAAATTATTAAGACCGTCATGTAATAGTCTATTTTGACTAAGATCACTTTCAATTTTAATGATATTATCAAAAATTAAATTTCTATCCACATAGTCATCATTTACAACTAAAGTAATAGGAAGATTTAGGTATTCTTTTATACGTCTAGCTGAAATTTCAGCTAAATCTGTATATTTAAAATTACCATTTAAAGCAAAAATTAACACACCCTTAGACATTATCTAATATACTTTCAATAGTTTTAGATCCCATGATCTTTTTATGCTTGTAATACATTAAATTAGTTGCTTCTTTATACCGAGCTAGTAGCTCATCCGTAAAAGACTTTATATCCTCTATCAGGATAGGTGTTTGATTGTCATCTAAAAGAACTATTGATTCAATTTTTTTAGTAATCAGCCCAAACAAAAAAGATAATTTTTGCTCATTTGCGGTAAAGGTGCCACCATTAAAATAATAAAGCAGTGTTTGACTATATTCTTCATTTAAAATTCTAATCTGGCTATTCAAAGTGGCCACTACACTTGCTACTTGGAATGCTTTTTCAACTTGTGGATCCATAAAATCTCCATAATTATAGTTGTATATTATAATTATGCAAAAAAAATGTCAAGTTATATGATTATGAAGTGCCTGTAGAAAAAGAAATAGATCCATAAGTAGGAGTGGTAACTGACACATAACTGCCTGAAGGCCTATCTTGAGTTAAAGAAAAAGTCAAGTTTCCATCCACTGCTTCATCTACTGCTGGCCCTGGCAAAGTTCCAGGACGTTGATCTCCTGTATCTAGATCATAACATTTCAACGTAAAAATGATATCAGTTTGATTTATGTCTGTAAATCTTGCATTTATAATAAAATAGTTTTCCGAATAAACACCACTTCCTACATCTTTTCTGAAGATTTGTTGATCCGAAGTAGTTAAGTCAATTCCGCCTACAGAACTCGTGGTGCCCGTTCCTGAACAAGTAGTTTGAGTATAATCCATACTAATAGTGCCAGCTCCGCTGAATAAATCAGCCCATTTTTGTCCTTTTCCTTGACCAGCTGG